ATCCAGGCAAGCACCGGGTCTCCGTCGTGGACGAGTTTCTTTTGTAAGACCAGGGCTTCCAGGGTCTTCATCGGTTCGCTGAAGTTCAGCACTGTGGGTCGCACCTCGATCATGGGCAGGCCTTCGGCCAGCATCCGGGTGGCCAATTGGGTGGCCTGAAAAGGATCGAAGGCCACTGCCTGGATCTCGCAGCGCGTGGCCATATCCAAGAGGTCCGATTCGATCCATCCGAAATCAATCACGTTGCCGGGAGTGACGATCAGACGACCTGAGTGCATCCAACCCGCATACTGGCTATTGCCTGCTCCGTTGACTGTGTCTTCAGGCAGGTAGTACTTGCCGAAAGTGACGAAGGCTTCCGAGATCTCCGGATGCCGGAAAACAGCCACCAAAGCGGCAATGTCCGTCTTGCTGGCCAGGTCCAGGCCAATCCAGCATGGCTGCCCCTCAAACTGCTCAATGAACATGCCTTGATCGGTGCAGGCATCCCAGGAGCGCATGTCCATCCAAGCCGTATCCGCGTTGACCCACTCGTTGAGGTGCTTGGTTTTGAAGTTGTTCACGGCGCTGGGCAACTGCATCGCCTTGGCCTGCAGCGGCCCCAAAATCTCTGAACGCACCGAAATGCCCCAGTTGGGGTTGGCCTTGATGAGCGACTCCTCGGTCGTCCAGTCATCTCCATCGTCCAGGCCATAGATGATCCCGAACTGGGTGTCATCCTCGAACACGCCATCGAGCAATTTGGTCACGAAGGTGCGGACCTCGTAGCAAATGCCAGCGCGGTTGCTGCCCGCCGTGGTGATGACCCACAAGAGTGAGTTGTCCCGTTTGCCGGTACCGGTTTCCACCACGTCGTAGACCGTGCGGGTCTTGTGCGCGTGGAGTTCATCCACGCAGCCAAAGTGAATGTTCAGGCCGTCCAGGGTAGACCCTTCAGCCGAGAGCGCCTCAAACTTGGAGCCAGAAGCCATCACATTCATGTTGTGCGCTCCGACGTTCACCGAGAACCGGTTCCGAAATCCTGGACTACGACGCGCCATGGTTTGCGCATCCCCGAACACGATGCGGGCCTGGTCACGGGTGGTGGCCAGCGAATACACCTCGGCACCTCCCTCGCCATCGGCGGCCAACATGTACAACCCCACCGCAGACGACAGGGTGGACTTGGCATTGCCTCGAGGCACCTCGATGTAGGAACGACGAAACCGGCGGGTCCCATCTGCTTTGACCCAACCGAACACGGTTGTCAGGATGAAAACCTGCCACGGTTCCAACGAAATGGTCTCTCCTGCCAGGGGGCCTTTGACGTGCGGAAGGCGCTCAATAAAGGCGCACAAGTTGTCTGCCGGGTGGTAGGTCTTGCCGCTTTTGCTGGTGAGCTTGGGGTTGAACCGATAGGGACTGGCCTTGCCCTTGTACGTCTTCAGATCATTGAGTTGACGCAGACAGGCCAGCCGAGTCCATTTACAGGCCAGGATTTCGCCAGACACGACTTTCTCTGCGTACATCTTTGCAATGTCCGCATAACTGCCCTGTGCCATGAACTTATCCTGCGATGTCGGCCCACGGGTCCAGGTCGTCGTCTGCTGCCTCCATGGGCAATGTGACTCGTGACCTGGATGCGGGCGTAAACCCCATCTCCGTAGCTGCCTTTGTCATGATCTGCGCCTGCTTGTTGGCGATGGCCAGATAGGGCGACTGCATCGGCACCCCAGTATTGGGCGCCTTGACCAACAGACCAGTTTTGGCGATGCCAGCCTGTGCTTTGCGGTACAGGTCGGCAGCGCATGCCCAAACCTCTAGCACTGACATGTCCAACCGCTTGAGTAAGTTCGGCGGCGCACACTCCAGTGCATATTGCCAGGCGGCCTTGGCCCCCTCGGGCATGTACTCGGGCGGCTCAACCAGGTCACCGACTGGCTTGGGTTCCCGCAGATTTGTCCGGCACTTTTGGAGAGTGCCCTTGATTTGTTTGATCTTTGTGGGCAACGGCTTTCTTCCGGCCATGACTCCCCCGTTCTGGGGGATCCCCCCCTTAGTTCAATTTGCACGCGCAAAAATCTGCGCAGGCGCACGCATCCTGGCGCCCAGGACACAGAGATTTGCACCCCCTACCCCCTTGCAGGGGTTCTTTCCTGCGCGCTTTTGCGGTTATGACAAGGAATGCAAAGTGGTTGGAGGTTCGATGCTTCAAACCTCTCGCCACCCGCCTTGATGGGTGTTATGTGATCCACCACCAGTGCCGGGCGTAACAGTCCCTTGGCTTGGCACTGACAACAGAGGGGGTGTTCACGAAGGAATGTCGAACGGACTGAACGCCACAGGGATGATTTGTAGAAGTCAACTTCAGCATCAAATGCCCTGCGCCTTCGGCCATAGTCCTTGTGAACCGTTGGCTGATGTGCTGCGCAATAGCCGGATTTGGAAAGCACTTGAGCACAACCTGGATATCTGCAAGGAGTTGGTGCACTTCGAGGCATGGCATCAATGAACAACTCCCAGACGCTGGGCCTGGACTTCTTCAAATGACTGCCCCGTCGAAACCAACGCCACACTGGCCTCCGGGTAGTGCTGCAGAAAGCGCCTGATGGCGACATCCACGTACTGAGGCGATATCTCGACTGCTCGGCACGATCGGCCTGTTTTTTCAGCAGCAAGGAGTGAAGTGCCTGAACCGCAAAACGGTTCATAAACCACATCACCCTTGTCTGTGTAGGTCTGCATCACCATCTCTGGCAGCGCCACAGGAAACACAGCCGGATGGTCAATGTCCTTGCCAATTTGACCTTTGTGCCGGGTCACCCGGATCACAGAATCAGGAATCTTGAAGTCCTGGGTAGGCTGGCCTTGGGCGGACCAAGAGATGATCGAGCCGTCCTTGCCCCGCATTGCCGTACCGGTGCCATTAGCCTTCAGGTGCACTTCCTGACCTGCAAACTTGCAGGGGACGATCTTGTTAGGCTTGCGACTGATCTGATTGAAATGAAATATGAATTCGAAACTGGGTGCCAGTCGACCGGCAAAATCACCTGGCAGTCCTGGTCCCTGATCCCACACATACCAGGCAAACCGTTTCCATCCGGTGGCCTGCATCCATGCGATCCAATCATCCCAGTAGGGCTGAACTTCACCGTCCCGGTGCACCAGTCCCAGGTTGACCAACAACTGAGCGCCATCCCCCAAGGGAAGGTTTGAGAAGACACCCCTCATGAGCTCATCCCAGTCCATCGCATCTCCGGTGTATTCGCGCTGAGATGCATAGGGCGGAGATGTGAAGCACAGCGTCGCCTCCTGTCCCTCCATGAGGGCTAGGACAACCTGGTGATCTGTGGAGTCACCACAAATGAGTCGGTGCCCACCAATCTTCCAGACATCGCCCAACCTGGAAATGACCTTTGCCGGGAGTTCCGTTGAGATCTCTTCATCCACAGAGGACTCATCTGGGTCTTCAGAGGTTTCCTTGGCGTCCGGGTCCAGGTAGCTTTGGAGATCGGCATCATCAAACCCCGTCAATTCCAGATCAAACCCTGCCTCCTGAAGATCTGCCAACTCCACACTCAAGAGATCGCTGTCCCAACCGCCCCGTTCCGTGAGTTTGTTCTCAGTAAGAATGAAAGCGCGCTTTTGGATCTCGCTCAGGTGGCTCAACTCGATCACCGGAACAGATGAAAGGTTGAGTTTGCGTGCGGCCAGGATGCGTCCATGCCCCGCAATCACCCCCTTGTGACCATCCACCAGTATTGGGTTGTTGAACCCGAACTCGCGGATGCTGGCTGCAATTTGCGCCACCTGCTCATCGCTGTGAGTTCTCGCATTTCGGGCATAGGGGATCAGTGAGTCAACGAATCGGTACTCGACTTGAAGTTCTGGCATGAATTGAATCGGCAATAAAAAACCCGCCCTGGCAAATGCAAAGGCGGGTTCCTGAAGGATTGAAGCTGTTTGGAGTCTTGGTCAGAGCATTTAATGGCCCCAGACAACTTGACTCACATTACCGAAAAATGTACCTGAAACAGGGGCTCCATGCACTATGTATTTTTAGCCTCCAGAAGGACATTCACACGATTCTTTGGACATAGACGTCAGGACTTCCGCTCCTTCCCTCATAGCGGTCAATGCTCATGTGCACATTGAGGTGATAAGTCACCAACTCGATGCACCGATTCCACCTTCTGGAAGCGGTATTCCTGTCACAAGCGAATCTGCGACCGATCTGCTGCCACTCGTAGCGGTTTGCCCTCATCCAGATCAATTGCCGGGAGGCAATATCCAGACATTGGACCCACTTCATGGCCTCCAGCATGTCCGAGATGTCCTGAGGAGAAGGTGGCAATTTCCGGTAGGTCCGCGTTGCGTCTGGAAACTTGTCCGTGGATGGGAATCCAAGCATTCCCCAGGTGTTCGGAAACCCATAAGGCCCAACCCGAGGCAGACGCAAGGCGGTAATGGCGGCCAGGCGAAACCTCTCCGCTACCTGGTCCTCCGTCCATTCAGTTCTATCGGGCTTTTTCTCCATTTGGACCTCCTTGATTTCCGTAAAGCCGATCGCCGATCCTCCGGATGAACTCCCGCTCCATGAAGTCCAGGCGCTCATCGCTATGGGCAATGACGAGGATCCGGTCGTCCCTCCAGCCATTGCGTTTGACGGATTCGACATCCATGGGGTTAGGCTGGAACTTGCCCATTGGGCAGCGGTACAAACTTGCAGGCGTTTTCATGTCATTGGCCCTCCTGTTTTCCTGCACTCACGCGAATCTGTTTCTCACTCCAGAGTGCTACCGCTTTGGACAGATCATTGGGTTTGGCGCCAATTGCTGAAGCCACGGCCTCGATGGCCCCGTAGTAGCTCCTCGCACACGCCCCATCGATCAGGGCCATCACCTCCCCATCGGTGCTCAGTACATCCTCAAAGAGGACATCCCACATTTGTCGTGCTTCATCGGCAACCTCGGTCCAATGCCATAGAGCAAGGGTCTCGAAATGCGAGCGGATGCTTTCACTTCTGGGTTTCATGCTGCCTCCGGCTGATCGTTTTCAACGGCCAAAGCGAGCAACGCCAGCGCATCGGCCTCGTTGTCATCTTCCGGTTGATGACCTTTGGCACGGACGGCCAGGATCATTTCACCCTTGCTGGCATTGCCCTTGCCGGTGGCGTGCTTCTTGATCGTTCCCACCGGAACGCCCTGGTAGGGGATCTGGTGGTGTTCGCACCAGGCAGTCAATTGCCCCAAAAATCCACCATACGCGTGGGCGGCATCAACGCCTGCATGTCGGCGAACTTCTTCAAAGACCACTTGGTCGATGCCGCTGCCAAACTGCTTGATCTCGGACAGCCAGCGTCTGAAGCGCAAAAACCGCATGCCACCACCCTCAAAGCGCTGGGGCTTGAAGGATTGACTTCCGCTGTTGATCGTTCCATCACGGCTGATAAGTGCCCAGCCCGTTTGTGTGCCCAGGTCCAGGGCAAGAATGCTCGTATTCATCATTTTTCCTTGTCTTGCTTCGGTTCTGACACAGTCGACGCAGTATTTCGGAACTTCCATATCGCGCGCGTCACGCGCACGCGTAGAGAACTAATCCATATCTGTGTCGACTGCGTCAGACAGTGCGGCTATGTCCGTCAGTTATCTGTATATGGGGAATAAGCGGGGGTCGCTGGCGCCTTGAGACCAATGCCCTGAAAGCCGCGAACACCAGATCCGTTACGCCACTTTTCAAACCCCCGTGTGATCAGCAAGTCTGAAAACCGTCGCTGAGCGCCCACGTATTCGCCGCAGGCTTCGGCCCACTGCTTCCAGTCGGAAAACAGCTCCACCGTCAGGGACTTTGCTGTAGCCACACGCACGCATTTCTCATCGATCCAGCGCCCAAGAGCGTCTTCAGCTTCGAAGTACTCGTCCGTGGCGTCCACGACCTGCTGAGGCGGTTCCAGCCTGCCCAGCCGTTGCCAGGCCAGACAACCCTCCAGTGCCCATGCCAGGATTCCGTCCCGCTCGGCAAGCAACTTCTGTTGCAAGTGCTTGTCCCGCTTTTCCGGGGGAACGGTGATGGTGAACGGGATCAGGTGCAGGCGCCGTTTCATGGCCTCATCGATGTTGCGGATCGCTGGTTTGTGGTTGCCCGCCACGAAGAGCTTGAACTGCGGAAAGAACTCGAAGAAGTCCTGGCGCATGAACCGAGCTGCGATCTTGTCGCCACCCGTCAGGCTCTTGACCTTGGATTCAGCCCAGCGCCTGCCCTGCTCCGTTTCGATGGCGGCAACGAATCGCGCCCCTCTCAACCCGGCCATGTCGGTAGGGTGCCGGTCGCCGCGTGCTTCCATGAATGTCTCCATCGGAGAGTTCGTGG